ACGAGCGTTCCTTTCGTTAGAGATACCTTAAGGTACCACCTCAGTATAGGTAGGCGAACCTACCTATACCAAAGAAGCGACTTAGACGGTAACTGCCCAACCCGTAATCCATTCAGGCGTGGTCTCAATGAGTACGCGTGTGGGAACCTTGCGGTCTTTGGCCTTGCGAATCGCGTCTGCGGTTCCTTTGCTTCCGTCTTTATGGAAAGCAAGGACAGACTGTACGCCTGTGTCTAACATGGTGCTGTTGCGCTTGTAGCCTGCGCTTGCACCATTCAACTTCCAGTCAGGCTCGTGAATCTCTGTAGCCCAACCAAGTTCACTCGCAACTTCTTCTGCGAGTTTGTCGGCACCATCTGCGTGGCCTGAGACGAGCACCACGTTCTTGTACTTATTTGCGATGAACTGCAACTCATGAACGATAACTTCCTTATCGTCCCAAGTGCGTGAACCAGTAACCATCAATCTAAACATAACCGAACTCCTTAGTACTCAAACTACGTAATTTCAAGATGAAACTACAAAAGCCAGACCTTCAGTCAGTGTCAAACTGGGTGCGTTAGCACCCTGTTTGATGCAGACTGATACCGTGCGATATTCATTTAACAGGTGCAGACAGAACATACTGCCTCCCCCTGACTAAGGGGCAGATAGTACCCTACAGAACAACAACCAGTCTGTCAGACTGCATGGCAGTCTGGAGTCTGTAACGGACAGTTTGACCCCCTATATGTTAATGTGAGGGTTTAATATATGTTGTATCTCTACATAAAACTTTCTGTCAGTATAGTGACGCAGATAAAACTGTTGATATGACAGGGCTGTAGAAATAGTTTGTCTAAATATGTTCGTTTGACCTGTTTGAACGGATTAAGTATATATAGAGAGTTAAATAGTTCGTAAGTCTTTTTAGAGCCTTACTCACTCTGTACAAATGTACTGTACAAATAGACTGTTGTAGAGTAGGACAACTCTGCCAGTCATAAGATTGTCGGGCGCAAAGGGAGTCACCTCTCGCAGAAAGTGACACCTTGGCGGCGGCCTAAACAACGAAGAGTCTCATGGTGTACTGGATGTGCACACCGACTGAACATCGGAGGTAGGGGTTCGATTCCCTGTTGGGACAATGACCCGTTGAGTTAGGCACTATTTTAGATGGGACACAGCAATGGCACAAGGTTTCAAAAGTGGTGCAGAGCACCATGGGGTAAAGGCTATCGCAGTTGCTAAGGCTGAAGTACTTGAAAGAGTAAAGGCTGGGGTATCCGTTCAGGCTGCTATGGTGGCATCTGGCAAGAAGCCAGATACAGTCCGTCAGTGGATGAACCGTGACCCTGCCTTCGCCCGTGCTTTGGAAGAGGCTAAGGAAGAGGGAACTAAACAGTCCTTTGATGCTCTAGGTCTTGAGAAGGAATCAATCCCATTCGCTGAGTTTAGCAAGATGTTCTTTAATCAGACAGTCTTTCCACATCACCAAGACTGGATTGATTTACTAGAGGGTGTAGAACCCTCCTACCTGCACCCTAATATGATTTATGAGCCAGGTGAGAACAACCGTCTGTTGGTGAACGTGCCACCTGAGCACGCTAAGTCCACCGTTATCACGGTGAACTATCCAACTTACCGCATTGCCCTCAATCCCAATATCCGCATCATCGTGGTATCTAAGACTTTAAACAAGGCACGCGAGTTCGTCTATGCTATCAAGCAGCGACTGTCACATCCCCGCTGGCTCAAACTGCAGACCGCATACGGTCCTGAGGGCGGTTGGAAACAAGACGCTGATACTTGGCGTACCGACACAGTCTACCTTGGGGGCGATGCGCGTAACTCAAGCGAGAAGGACCCAACGCTTCAGGCGCTAGGTATGGGTGGTCAAATCTACGGTGCCCGTGCTGACTTGATTATTCTTGATGACTGCATCACCACTGCTAATGCCCACGAGTGGGACAAGCAGATGGACTGGCTACAAAAGGAAGTTATTACCCGTTTGGGTAAGAACGGTAAACTGCTAGTGGTAGGGACACGAATTGCTGCTAATGACCTTTATAAAGAACTTCGTAATCCTAAGCATTGGTCTGGTGGTCGTACTCCGTTTACTTACATGGGGATGCCTGCTGTACTTGAATATGCTGAGAAACCGCAGGATTGGAAGACGCTCTGGCCTGAGTCGGATGTACCGTGGGATGGCGACTCTGACGTTGCTCAAGAAAACGGCTTCTACCCCAAGTGGGATGGGCCAGCACTCTTCAAGCGAAGAAGTGAAGTTACCCCTTCAACATGGGCACTTGTCTACCAACAAGAAGACATCCAAGAAGACTCCATATTCCCGCCAGCACTCGTGCAAGGCTCGACCAATGGGATGCGCAAAAGAGGACCGTTAAAGGCTGGAGCAGCAGGACATCCACCTAAAGTGGAAGCCCACACTGTTATTGGCTTTGACCCTGCTATGGCTGGTAACGCCGCCTTTGTAGTGGCGGCATATAACCGTGCAGATGGAAAGATTTATGTGCTTGACTGTATCAACATGGAAGAGCCAACACCACAAAAGATTAGGGCAACAATTGAAGAACTCACAATCAGGTATAGACCACAAGAGTTCCGAGTTGAAATCAACGCCCACCAGAAAGCCTACTCACTTGATGACGACTTACGAAACTGGCTTGCTGGATACGGTGTTCGCCTTGACGCACACTTTACAGGCAAGAACAAATGGGACACTTCGTTTGGCGTTGCATCAATGTCTAACCTCCTTGGCACTGTCCGCGAAGAGAAGTTCCAAAAGAACAACATCTTAGAATTACCTTCATCAGAAGGTTCTGAAGGTATCAAAGCCCTGACTCAGCAACTACTCACGTGGAAGCCTGAGACTAAGGGTAAGACGGATACCGTTATGGCTTTATGGTTTGCCATTATTCGCATACGCGAACTGATGCAGGCTGCTAGTAGAACCGCATCATATACAACTAACCGCTGGGCAACTCGTGCCCAGATGGAACGCAGAGGCGCAGTTAATCTCGATGAGATGTTTGCCGAGCAATGGCATGAACAATACGGATAAGGATTAACTATGGTATCACCAACCCCTGCAATTCAAAAACGTAAAACGTATACTGCTGCCGAAAAAAAAGTTAATTCAAAGCAATTAAGTTCTTTTATTGGTGAAGTGTTGGGCGTAAATGATGCTAAAGATATAATTAAAAAAGCACGTAAGGGTGACATTGGTGGTGCTTTGAAGTCAACAGTAGTTGCTGCTGCAATGCTTACTCCTGGTGGAAAAGTATTAAAAGGTGCTCGTCTTGCTGCTAAAGCAACTAAAGCAGCCAAAGCAGCAGAGGCTGTAAAAGAATTACGTATTACTAAAGGTCTTGTTGGTAAAAAGGGACAAGCAACATTAACCCGTGCAGAAAAAGCAAAGATTACTCCTACACCTGCAGAAGCAGCACAAAAGGCTGCAGTTAAAAAAGATGCTGCTTATCAAGCAAAAGAAGCAAAAAAAGTTATACCTACTCCATCTAGAACTGTAAAACGAGATATTGTTCAAAAGCCAGGGCGTAAGCCATTAACAAAAATACCTAGTACAAAGGCTGTACCTTTAGAGCCTAAGCCAAATACTGGTGGTGGCCTTAAGACAACTACTGGTCAGGGGCGCAAGACACTACCCGCTAAAGATGTTACTGATATTGCAAAAGAAAGAACTTTGCGTCCATCTAATTCTGGCAGAGTAAGAGATGTTAAAAAGCCTAGCCTTAAATCTTTAACACCACATGAAAAGCGTTATGAAGAACTTGGTAAGAAGGCTAAGGTTACTATAACTAAGAAAAAGCCTATGACAGTTAAAGAAATTTCTGTAGCAAAAGCCAAGGCTAGAAAAGCAAAGTTTGATACTGTACTTGCACGCAAGCCAATATCTAAAGCAGACAATCCTTTATATAAAAAGATTAACCCTAAGGTTAAACCTGAACCTGTGTTGCAGCCAGAGGCTGCTGCTCGCGCTAAGGGTGCTGTTAAGAAAACAACACGGCCTAGCGATGCACCACCTATTGAAAAAGGTCGTGGCAATACACAACAGCCACCTTCAGTTACTACACAAAAGATTACACGCACACGTGAACTCCGTATGGAAGCACGTAAGGCACGACAGGCTAACAAACGAGATAGACGTACTGATGTTAGAGAGAGTGAAAGCACTCCACGTATGGTGGAGCACAACTGGGGTAGTAAACTTGTAAAGAAACCTTTAATCAAGACTAATCATCCCAAAAATGCAGCATCAGATGCTGGCAACATGAGAGAAAAATTAAAAGAAATTGATGCAGCAACTGCAGCAAGAACAAAGAAGCGTGAACTGTATAAAGGCAATAATAAAGTATCACCTGAGTTAAAGGCTAAAGTTGATAAGACATTGGGAACTGCTAAGAAGAATGCAACTGAAAGAAAGTTACAGAATGTATTTAACAAGCCTGTTATTAAACTTCCTGCTAAGGGAAGACTCACCGTTACAAGACCAATTAAACCTGTGAAGAAATAGCCGTTAGGATATAAATGTTAGCAATGGACCAGATTGGCGCAAGAGTTCAGACTCTTCGCTACCGTGCGCATGGTCGTGACCAGCGCAACGGTGACGTACAGATGGTACGCCAAGGAAAGATTAGTCAGGTATACCCTAACTTCTTCCCCGATGGCATTGACCAAAACGTAGTAGCAAACTTTATTGACATTGTTGCACGTGACCTAGCAGAAGTTATGGCACCGCTTCCAGCGGTAAACTGCTCAGCAGTTAATAAGACTAATGACAGAGCACGTGTCTTTGCAGACAACCGTACTCGTATTGCTAATAACTATTTTTTACATTCTGATTTACAAGTACAGATGTACAATGGCGCAGACATGTACATCACATATGGTTTCCTCCCGTTCATTATTGAATTGGATGAAGAAGCAAAGTTGCCACGTATCCGACTAGAAAACCCAGTAGGTGCTTACCCAGAGTTTGACCGCTACGGACGTTGCGTTGCCTTTGCTAAACGATACTCAATGACACTAGGTGAACTGGTCGCTCAGTTCCCAGAACAAGAGCGAGCACTACTTGGTGGCATGGGGTACAAGCAAGACCTTAATGGCATGGTTGAGATGATTCGTTACTATGATAAAGACCAAACAGTTCTTTATCTTCCATCACGAAACAACATGTTATTATCGCAAGCAAAGAATCCACTTGGAAAGATGAACGTCATTATTGCTCGACGTCCATCACCAGATGGTGAATTGCGCGGACAGTTTGATGATGTACTTGGTATTCAGTTGCTTCGCAACCGATTTGCATTACTTGCAATGGAAGCAGCAGAGAAGTCAGTACAGGCACCAATCGTTCTGCCTCAAGATGTACAAGAACTTCAACTAGGTGGAGATGCTGTTATTCGTACAGCAAACCCAGCAGGAGTTCGACGCGTAGAACTTACGTTGCCACAAGGCGCATTTACTGAGCAGCAATTGCTCAATGAAGAACTACGTGTAGGTGCTCGTTATCCAGAGTCTCGTACTGGAAATATGAATGCAAGCGTTGTCACTGGACAGGGTGTACAGGCACTACTAGGAGCATTTGATACGCAGATTAAATCTGCACAAGCCATCTTCTCTGCAGCATTGCGTGATGTTATATCACTATGCTTTGAGACAGATGAAGTTATCTTTAACGAAGATAAGACTATTCGTGGAGTAGATGCTGGTTCACCTTATGAAGTGAAGTATCTACCAAGTAAAGACATCAAAAAAGATTATTCTGCAGATGTACGATATGGAATGCTGGCTGGGTTAAACCCAGCACAGGGACTTATCTTTATGTTGCAGGCACTTGGAGGTGGCTTAATCTCCAAGGATATGGCTATGCGTGAACTACCATTCGGCGTCAACGTGACTCTTGAACAAGAGAAAATTGAAATTGAAAAGATGCGTGACGCATTGGTTAGTTCATTAGCAGGCATGTCACAAGCAATTCCTCAGATGGTGATGCAGGGACAAAATCCATCAGACCTAGTGCGCAAGATTGCTGAAACAATCCGCGCACGTAAGTCTGGTAAGAACATCGAAGACATTATTGAGGAAGTGTTTGAACCCGAGAATCCTCCTGCTGGTGCGGAAGAACAGTCTGAGCAGCCTGTCCCAGCGGCTCCTGGTGTCCCTCCAGCAGGAGGCGCTCAGGCACCACAAGGTAGACCAGACTTACAAAGTATGCTTACCAGCATGACTGGTGAAGGCTCTGGTAAAAGCGCAGTACGTACTACTAGAGAACGCCCAATCTAAAGGAGTAAATCATGGCAACACCTCGCAAGAGAACCACAAAAGTTAAAACTGTTGCTGATGAGAACTACTCCAAGTTAGACCAGTACGCAATTGAATTACACGAATTTTATAAATCATTACGCAAAGCAGGATTTACAAATGAAAATGCGTTGTGGTTATTAGCATCAAAAGAATCGTATCCCAACTGGATACAAACTGCTACAGCCGAAGATATTAGAAAACACATAGAAGATGAGGATGACTAATGCCAAGTGGGGGATACCGCCAACCTAGTAATCCAGCACCAGTATCAGGTCCTGGTGCACTATCTAAGCGCACCGATGGTGGCGCTATAGACGGCATGACGCAACCACAACAAGATTACAGAGGCTTTGCCTATAGAGAAAACAAAGAATTAGCAGACCAACAAAGTGGGGCACGCCTTGCTGGTGACCCATTTCCAATGGCTGACATCACTCCGCTTGGTGCTCCAACACAACGAAAAAATGAGCCTATTACTGCTGGCATAAACTTTGGTCCAGGACCAGGAACAGAGGCTATGCGTGGACTTCCTAATCGCACACCTTCACTTGTAGATACTATTAAACACCTTACTCAATTTGACGCATCTGGAGATGCAGAATTAATTTATAGAGCATTACTTGATAGCGGGTACTAATGC